CAGTATAGTCATACGAAGAACCTTTAAATAATTTAATACCATTCTGGTATACGTCTAAACTGCCAGTATTATAACCACCACTAACTGTAAATACTGTAGTAGAGGAAGTAACTGCAAAAGAACCTCGTATGAGATTACTGCTGCTGCCACCGCCGTTATTATCGACATAATCTTTTACGGCAGCAGAAGTGGGAAGAGTAGTATCATTATCATTTGATGATATCCCTTCTGATTCTGTTATAATTGAGGATGCATTGAAATCACTTATGTCAATATTACTAGCGTTACCATATAACAAATTGTTTAGTAAATTGATAACTACTGGCGATGTGATATCATAAAATCCGGGCCAACACCAATCTAATTTAGAATTACCAGTTGCATCGTAATACAAAAAAGTTCTGTGATTTTGAACAGTAGTTGTTGCACCCATCCTGTAGTCTTTGTTGGTATATGTTCCAGTTTTAGCTCCAGTATCTAATCTATAAATACCGCCAATACCAGTACTTGTCGTTGCTGGGTCACTATGCGCATGTATAATACCGATAGAAATACACCAAACGTCCTGCGGTAGTTGCGCTATATTAAATGCATGAAAATATGGGTTGCCATTAGAATTTCCATTCATCTCAAGAGTGTCAGCTCCACCAGTTCTACAGCCATGATAGAAATTACCACTTGTATTAGACCCCACTCGTCTAACATATACAATGCTAATATATGTTTTTTCTGGATCTAAACCAGAAATGTTCTTAGTCCAGCCTCCGTCTGCACCACTATCTGTAGTATTATTTCTAGATTTCCATATCAAACCTCTCACGCCATTTGGAAAGTCTCCAAACTCACAGAAGTTTTCTCCGTTTCCACCGTTTCTGCCAAAATCTCCACCATAATATCCAGCTTGACTTCCATTGCCCTCAACCCAGCCTACGGATGTCGCATAATTTATTGGATAACCATGTAGCAAATCGTCCACACTGCCAAACGATAAAGCTCCAGCCCCATTTGTTGTCAAAAGTTGATTTGCAGAACCATCAACCGTTGGGAATGTATAATCACTATTAATTGTTAATGAAGCTAAATCATAACTACTTTCATATAACTTTAAGGATCTAGATACAACATGAGATGTAACCACACTGCTTATATCAGAAGCAGCGACAATGCCAACATCCCAATTGTCAGCCCAATTGCTAAAGGTAAGACCAGAGTGACCGCAGAATAGATTAGAAATAGAGACTTTTGGATATCTCCAAAGACTAGACGCTGCTTGATCTGTTCCATTTTTCCCATCTGAATAATAAGATATCCATATAGCTTTATCACCATTTGCGTCTACACCAAAGCTAACTTTGTATTGATTATCAGTCGGACCATTGCTGTCCATTGTAACTTGGGTTCTAGTCCAATTAGTGGCTTGATATTCATATCCAGCAATCCTAAACTTAGCGACTCTTCCCTGTGTGTTATCTTCGTATTCATAAATATCTAAATCAAAAGCAATCATAGTGCTAGCGTTTTTCACAGGCAGCTTGATCTTTATATAGCCCGTTACTGTAGAAGCAGAACTTCCTCCATACGTGCCACCTCCGGGGTATAAAATATGAAGACCGTCATCTGCCTTTCCAATACCTCCACCAACTCCAGCGAGTGCAGATGATCGAATGTTGCCACCGTGTACATGCAACTTTTCTGTTGGAGAAACCGTAGCAATTCCAACATTACCATTACCATACCCCATGACTATATTGTCAGAAGTATAATGGTTTAGTGATATGTATTGTCCATTACTGTCTAATATAAGATATTGACTCGCGGAATCAGCTCCAGTTGCTCTAATAGAACTAGTGCCGCCTGATCTGCCAAGTAATATTCCATGAGATGTTGTTGGTTCTATTCGCGTTGTACCAGACACATGCAATTTTTCGCTAGGAGTTATTGTTCCAATGCCAACCTTCTCTAAATCAGCATCACAATGAAACAATGGAACAGAAGTTGATGTGTCGTGAAATACAGTAAAGTCAATGTTGCCAGCATCTGGGTTAATATTAACAGACGGTCTAGATGCGAGCATATTTGTGCAATGAATATGGTCTGCTGCGGCATTGTAAGTTGTTAAAATAATATCATTAAGAACACTATAAAGTGTAATATTACTTCCACCCGAGATACTATCTGTAGAGCCGAATGTTAAACTACTAGCTTCCAAGCTTGATGATTTGACAATACCGTTGACTTCCAATTTTTTAGATGGCGAGGTAGTTCCGATACCAACGTTAGTGCCATTGTCATAAATAATTCCAGTACCAAGCACAGTAGAACTAGTCCAACGGGCAGCATAGTTTGAAGCACCAGTTCCAGTAATCCCGCCACCGCCACTAACCCCGCTCCAAGCAACCTGATTAGAGCCAGAATAAACAAGACTATCACCAACATTTCCAGCTCCAGTAGGAAACGTATATTGACCGTTAACATTTATTTCATCTGCACTAAAATCCCCATTAACGTCTAGCTTAAAAAGCGGCGAGGAGGTTCCAATCCCCATGTTACCATTTTTATCAATCCTAACTCGTTCAACAGCGGCAGCGGCATCTGCCGCAGATGTAGAGAAAACCAGTGCGGCTGGATTTGAAGAGCTAGTGAACGCTCCTTCAGCTACAGAATTCATTGAGCCGACGATATAGGTAGCTGCTGCACCGTCAGACTCTGCCGGAACAGCGTAGTTAATTCTACCTATTATATCGCCAGCGGTAATGACATTATCACCACCAGCGTTCTGTAATGTTAAACTATACATATTAGATTATATACCAATTTGATCCATCGCTACAAAATTTTAAACTTTCATATATGTGAAACAGTTGATAGCTATTAGATCCATCTATTGTATCAGATCCTTTTCTTTCAATAGTTACAGTGTTGCTGCTGCTATCTACTCTCTTCACAATAAACATTCTTCCTTCATCTCCGTTTTCTGGCAACTTAACTGTAATATTACCAAAGACAGCATTCACTAAAGTAACATCATGATCCACAGGATCTTTATTAGACGTAACAGTTTCTACACTTCTGTGTCTTTGAGTCTCAGTAATACCACCGTTTTTAACCCTTACAGCGCCAGTACCATTAGTGTTACTTAACTCAACAGTAGTATCATCTACAGTTACTTCTACTTCATCAGCATTAACTGTAATACCATCACCACCAATAACATCAAGAGTGTGCGAACCAGTAATAGCTCCACCACCCACCATCCCAGCACCACCTTGAATTTGAATGTTACCATGATTAATATGTTCGTTGGCAACAAAGTTTAGCAACAAGTCATGATTAATTTCATTATGGTCGAGGCCAAAATCAATCTCATTGGCTGATTGATTTACTGTAATGTTTATTCCTGAACCAGCATCGAATTCAAGAGTCTCACCGTCTGAAATAATTTGAGTGTTATTTGTATCACTGATTGTGAAAGAACTCATAGCTCCAAGGCCACTAACAAAATTAGTCCTATTGATTTTCTTCAACGCACTGGCTGAATCATCATAAAGTAAAATGTAGTCATCCGTAGATCCATCGTGAGCGCCACTGTATTCAGTTTGACCAGTAATAGCGGTTGTATCTAAGGACACAGCAAGAGAAATATTGGAACTACCATCTAAAGCCACAGCAGAGTCTGTCGTAACCTCTCCTGTAAGCGTAATATCTATAGAATTTTCCCACTTACTAGCCGTATCTGCATTACCAACAACATCACCAGTAAACACAGCGTCTGAACCACTAGTTCCATTTTCAAGGATCTTACTGGTTCCATTACCGGCGTATATGTCTCCCATAAAATTAGCTTCAATCATACCAGTAGAACCGCTGACAGTTTCACTGCTAATTGTTGCGTCAGGAACAAAAGTAAAGCGACCAGTACTGTCATCAAAACCAAAGAAACCAGTTTTGGCAGTAGTGTCATAATAATTAAACGACACGCCGCGATCTTTATTATCATCAGCAGTAGGAGTTCCACTACCAAGAACAATGATAGGATCTTCTACAGTAATTGTTGTAGAGTTAACAGTAGTAGTCGTTCCATGAACTGTTAAGTCTCCGTCAACGACAACATCACCTTGGGCTGCTATATCGCCAGCAACGCTAAGGTCTATGCCAACTACAAGATCAGTCTTGAGGGCAATATCTCCGTTAGCTGCAATAGTTATTGCGTCTTGAGTTGTTACACTGCCAACATAACCACCATCATTGACGGTTAAATTGCTAGAGTGTAAAACTCCACCACCAATTGTGAAATTAGGGCTGGAATCATATACGGGATCACCGGTACTAGTTCCGAAAAACATGATACCGCTAGGATTTCTATCATGTGGTCTATATGCCATTTTTTTGTCTCCATATCGTGCGGGTTACTAATATTATATACACTATAAAATATGCCAATCATCTCCGTCTGAGAAGCAAGAAATTGACTCATTTTTATGATGTAATGTGTGTAAAGTTGTACTGTCTAAATTATCTAAAACCTGTGGTGTAATAAAACATTTATATTGACTTGATGTAAATTTAAAGGTAACTGTCTTCCCCTCCATAGCAGAGGCAAAAGGTAAGGTAACTGATATGTCACCAGATAAAACTGTTATGATTACGACATCAACAGTAGTTGCTAACCCTTGAGTTGTATTGATGCTAATGTGAGATCTAGTAGAATCTCCCCCTCCACTATCACCACCAGAGGATGCTGTTGTTTGGGTTGTACCATCTGGAAATTTAACTCCAGAGTAAGCAGCATCAAAAGATTTAATAAATCCAGACTCATCTAGTATAGAGTGTTTAGCAGCTGGGTATGTGACAAAAACTGTTGACACACCCTCTAAGTTTATTTTGTTAGTGCCATCACTACTGGCGAGAACTAAGTCTCTAGATAAACTGTCTGTGGAGCTATTATATGTACCAAGCCCTATCTCGAATTCAGTAAATGTTTCTATAGCATAGTATGTGGAGTTTCCGTCTCCAATCGCACTTGCAAACGATTGAAAGTTAGGCGGCGTACTGTTAAAAACTACGTCACCAGTTCCAGTTGTAATAGAGGTTTGTTTTACTCTATCTGCTAATTTGAACATTTAGTCTGTTTTCTTTCTGCTCTAGCTATAGCAAGATCTATTAATTTACTACCAAAAAATTTGACAAAGGGTAATTTTCTTTTTTGAGCTTCATAAGCCAACCAAGATAATATAAGATCCTTATTATCTCTACACCATTGAGTTCCATTATCATTCATGATTTTGGCTTTTTGATTACATGAGCAGTTGGGACTAGCTTTAATATTCATATATGATAACATTTTTTTTAATTCATAACCAGCACCAAATTCTTCTTCTTTAATTATGTCCTTATTATTTCTAGGGTGATCAGGAACCTGAATCATATGATTACTTTTAGGATGTGGATACATTTTATGTTCAACGTCAATAATCCATAAATCATCCAGTTGATCTACAACGCATCCCATTACTTCCTCTAAAGTGTAGCCTCTTTGTATGCATCTTTGTTTTAAGAAATCTGGTTTAACGGTAAGTAGTTTCATTTTAAAATCCTATTAAGTATGAGGTGAAGTCGGTGGATCGAATGCTCCATCATATATAACAGACGCACTCAATCTTACGTCATCATAGTGAAGACACTGAGAAGTGTCGTCATAATTCTCTATTGAATCGTAGTCTTCTATACCTATCTTTACTCCTAAGTTAAATCTTCCATAAGCTAACAGCGGATCGTAATCGCTTCCTAGATATGTATACTCAACACCGGGGGTTGTTTTATAACTATGGAAAAGTTGTAAATTAGTTCCATCGTGTTCTGTATGAAGATGTATAGTAGGTTTATGGGTAAAGACTTCAACGCCGTCGTAATACATAGTTACAAAATTAGACGCTTCACCATCTAAGCATAGCGCTATGTGATGCCAATCCGTGTCATCTATATATACATTAGTTGGAATATCACCGTTATTTAAGTTAACACCATGAGACGAAAATCTTCCTGTAAACTCATTGACTGTTTCTGGATAAGCTAGATTGGTCAAGTTTGAGCTTGCCTGAGTAAGTATAGTTGCTATTTCTCGTGGGAATGCGTCTGTAGGAGCAGTAGGATCAATATATTTTACCTCACGCATAGCGTGTTTATCATTATATATCAGCCTAAAACCAAGACTTGGGACATACTGTCCTTTGATCCCAAAATTGCTAAAGGCATAGCGTTCATAAAAATTATCATAATCATTCATAATTGAATAATGATTTGAATAATTTGAAACACCATCGTACATATAGTCGAATCCATTAGAGGATGTAAAAGCATCATGAAGGGTAGATATATCTTTTGTGTGTAAGAAACTAATGTCAGCTACGTATGTAGGGTCTTCTTCCCAAGAAGATAGATAAGCGCCACTTAGTTTAAACCAGAATTCAAATGTTACTTTACTTTTTTCATTTTTGTGTAAAGGTATTGGATCTAGACCCCAGAATGATGGAGTTCTTGCTCCTTGATCATTTATTACTGGTCCCTCAAGCCATTTCCAAGCATTAGTGTATTCACCATCACTACCCTCACGATAAGTATCTGTAGGACAAGCAAAGTTGTCTTCAGAAAGATAAAGTCCAGAATTTCCAAACTTACGTGTCTCAAACCCATCGTAACAATCATAAAAAGAACCATCATCTTTTTGGAGATTCCGATTTCCACAATTAAGCCTTGCTGGTAAATTTCTAGGTCCAACATCTTCTGTGATTATAAAACCACTGGGCCAATAAGGATAAGTTTCTTCTCGGGAATAGTCACTATTTGGATTCTCGTTTATAACCCTCCAAGATTCAAAGTTATATATAAATACAGTTAAAGGATTATAAAAACCATAAACTCCAGTATTATAAATCCTGTGAAGCTCAACAACGTTTCCATCACTATCCCACGAAGTTGCTCTACGAAATTCTGAAATCCCAGCTACCCTTAACTCGTAATCTCCAGAAGGTAGAGTGTCAGAAGTCTTAAAACTAAGAAGATTATTAGTAGTAATAGGGTCTGTGAAATCACCATCTGGTAACAGTCTGTAGGAAAATACATAATCATTTACAGGACAAAAGCCATCATCTAAAGGTGAATTCCAAGAACCACTCATCTCTACAAAAGAATTGGATTGACCATCCAGCAAAGTGTAAGATACTCCAGTTGGCGCAGAAGGTGGAAAAGCCATCAAGGAATAACCAGTTACGGGTATGCTATTTCCAACTTCGTTTATACCTTCGACAGTAACTTCATAGGGTTCACAACCTAAGAAAGATCCAGTAATTGAAACACTAGTTTCAACGTCTGAATAAATATCAGTTACGTAATCTTCGATGGAACCACTAGGTCTATATTTAATTACATGAGAAAGTAAAGGCTGGTCTGGACTTGAAATTGTTTCCCAATCCAAATTATAACCTCTGCTTGAGGATGTTCTAAAAGGAAAAAGACTGAAATTTAAAACAGTAGGTGGATCATTGGAAATCGTTTTGCCAAAAACAGAGTTATGACCAAGTACACTTGCACTTGAGCCTTTTATTCCAAAATAATTTTTAGAAAAAACAGAATATTGTATATTAACACCGTCATATTCAAAAGATACAGGTTGGAAATAACTAGTAACAGAAGGTTCAACGCCAGTATTAACAATAGTGGTTTCGTCGTCCCAAAACTTACCCCCATCAGGGAGTTTGCCAACAATATGGTATCCTGTTATGTCTGAGTTTCCATCATAAACAGGCGGCTCCCAAGACAAAAATACTTTTCTGAAACCTCCACTAGATTCTACATTTGTCACAGCGTTGGGTGGTTCAAAGTATTTAGGAGCAAGGGTCGTAGTCGTAGTTGTAGTAGGGTCAGGAAAATCAAAGAAAATAGAATCACTATATATTTTATTAGGTTCAATTAACAAAAGTCTGTAATAATAATCTTTTTCTTTTGGCTCTCTAATAAATACTGTCTTATTAGATAGAGACTCTTGCAAGTCCGTATGCCTAACCCAATCTGTTCCTTCTTCTTTTCTTTCCCACCAATATGTAAATGATGAGCCTCCAATAATACTTATATCAGATTCTACTCTATAATAATCAATATCATCTGATGTCTTAATAGTCGGCTGTCTGTCTATTATTGTTCTGTTTACAACTACTGGTGCAGGAGTAGTTGTTGTAGTAGGATCTGGAGGAACAACGTAAAAATCAGTTAAAGGAAGACATAGGACATCATACCCACTAACAGATACATTTTCTGGAAGGTGATCACAACAAACATTAGAGCCAGAATCGCATAGGCTATTAAACTCTATTCTTAAAGATACATCTTTTAAATTAATAGAGGGAGAACACGGTTCTAGTATTATAGATGGATGCTCGTATACACCGTCTGATGGCATAATTGAGATATCGTCTAGACGACCAATAGTTTTTTGAGCGAGAAGAGTATTGTTTTCAGTCTCATATATCTTAACCTGTATAGAATTTTCAACTATCCAAGGTCCACAAGTACCAGACTCTTGATCGCAATATATAACGTATTTGTCTACAACTATGTTTTTTGTTATTTTAGAAGAAGCCGTTGTAAATGATGACCCTGATCCCAACTGCACACTTCGATTGTGAATTAAAGGATAATCAACGTTACTAGAATCAGAAATTAATCCAACCCTAAGACTTGCGGGAATTTTTATATTTCCACAAATAATTTCTGAAAATGATGTTCTAAAATGTTTCATATTTATGGTAATGGGTTTGGAGGATGACTAGCGGCATCATAGCAGTCAATTGCTGCTATAGTTCTAATACCTATTTGAGTTGAACAGGTAGCACTTTGGTCGCTATCGCAGCTTATAAATGCTTCTGTTGGTATTGGTGGACATTCATTGGAGAAATGCGCATCTATATCTGCCTTGAGACTTTGAGTAGACCTTGATCCAGCTTCTTCTCCAGTTATTACACTAAACACCCTTCTTATAATATCGTCTTGACTCAAATCACTACAACAAGTATCGAATTTTATAGTATTTGAAGATGACTCAAGGCTAGGCGTACATACATCATCAACTTTATTGCAAACTAAAGTTTGTTCACACAAGACTAATATCAAATCGTCACAAGGCTCTTCTGTCGTTGTTGTTATAGGAATCGTCGGTTCCGGTGGAGGCGGTTGTGTTGTTTTGGCTATTGGAGCGCCGTCTATTCTTACATATATTGTATTACCACCTTCTGGCATATCTGGTAGTCCTATTTTTATAGGAAGAGGATTTGGGAGGGAGTTAGACCCGCAAGGGGACTTGCCATAATTTACTTTTATACCTTCTTCTCCCATATCAAAACTATGATCATTATTTGAGCAATAATAATATTGAATACTTTGTTTAATATCTGTTTCTATATCGTTTTGCAAACAGGATATAAACTCATTTATACTGCCTTTGGGTATTTCGCTGAAAGAACTATCTGTAACGGTAAGTATTGGAACTTGGCTTTCCCTGTATTCTAAACTATCATCAATGCTTTGATATATCATATGGTTATTACTAGTGCAGTCGTTACTGTTTTTTGTAGAACCCGTACCCACTGGACCAACATAAGTGTATTCATATGTATTATCTATTTCTTGGTCATAAGGAAGTATAGTCAAGTCTTTATAATTAAATACAGTTTGGTATGACATGTTTTTGAAAATAATCTTATACGTAAATCTAGGAGGTACAGTAGTAGTAGGCTTAGGTCTAAGATTTCCATCAATATAGATTATCGCAGAACCTCCATCATTTGGCATTGTGAAATTATTTATCTTTGCAGAAGTGGCAGAAAGGATCTCCATAGACAGTGACGAATTGGCTGGTATGAATGTAAACGACAAGGGACCATCTAATTCAAAAGAGCTATCATCAATTGTGATGCTTATGTTTTGTTCTGGCAAATTTTTTATTTGACTGCCTTCAGCTTGTGTTATGAATCTTTCTGATCTATTATTCTCTGAACCAGACAAAGTAGTTCCATCAACTCTGTTTACTATATAGAATCTAAATGTAGCATCTTCAGGAACTGGGGCGGGCGTAGTTCCTAAAATAAAAGTAGCTTCTATTTCATCATCTAGCATAGAAATTTTTTCGTCTTTAGAGAATGTTAGCAAGATATAGCATTTTTCGGAATCAACCTCTGGATTAAAAGAAAGATTTTTAGGACTGTTACCACTTTTTACAATTCCGCTACCAGCTACTCCTTGTACAATAGGTTCTAAATGAAAATGAACAGTACCATCATCATGGTCTGGATATGTATCTTTATAGTCAAGATCTTTAATCTCATGATAATGTTGAGTTGGACTTATATTACCACTTGCTATATATATACCACCCCAATCAGCATTAGTAGTAGTTAAATCTATATCACCACCACAATAGTTGTCAGGCTGAGATAAGCTTTCAGTTGACGCTTTTATTTCCCAGTTTAAAGACCCCGGCTCATTTACCCGAAGCCACAACACAGAATGTTCACAATGACTACCAGACAGTTTGGCTACAAAAGGGTTTTCATAAGTTCCTTCTCCAGAGACGCTCCAACTAGCAGTTCGAGAACTTGTTGAAGCTCCAGAAGGTCTATCCCATAAATCTTTACAATCTGAATAGTAACTCCACATTGGTCGTGTTATTCTTCCTCTGGGAAGAGAAATAGGAGCAGAACAATCAGCTAACGAAAGAGAGAAATGTTTGTAAAAATCTTCAAATCTTTTCTCTTTAAAGAAATCAGAATATTTAATTTTTAGGTTATAACGAGCTGCTTCAGAAGGATTTTTAATTAAATATAATTCGTTATTAATCATCTCAAAAAGGTTGGCATGTTGACCGATTAAACTTTTTACATGAGGGCCACAGTATTCATCTTCTCTCAATGTTGCTACTTTAAATCTAATGTCTTTTTCAAGAACTGGTGCTACTGTAGTTGTAGTTGTTGTAGTAGTGACTAGAACTTCTTTGGGATCTACATACCAATAAACTTCTGTTTCTGTAGAAAATGAATCATTACTAGGTTCTACATTTGGTTTAGTTCTGGTTATCTCTGAAAAGATAGCATTATAAGCAGTTGTATAGTATGCTCCTTGAGACCCTACCGTATTAAAATATGTAAAACTATTGAACATGCCGCGACTCATGCTATCGTCTTCAACGTTTTTGCTATATATAGATATTTGAGGTTTTTCTAAATCTACAAAGTCGTCGAAATCAAAAGGCGATAAAGTGAATAAGCCATCAGTATAATCTGGTTCAGTTTGAGATGGGAATGTACCATCTCCATGAAGGGAAAAAGATCTTTTATTAGCGTTATTAATAGACTGCATGTAGTGAAACCACTCGCACAGAACCAAGCCTTTGCCATTTTCTAAAATTTCGTACATAAGCCTTTTTTGAACTAGGTCAGGCATCCAGCCGCCTTCTCGCGGGTTATAACTTGGGAACAGTAAATAGACAGAACCTTTGTTAGATGCCTCACTAGGATTATCGAATATTGATTGAAGCTCATACCAAGGTGAAATTTTATTAACAGTAAATCCCATACTAGTACATAGCGATTCTATATTAGTATTAAACAATTCGTTCTGTGTGTCAAAGTATGTTATTTTATTACCTTTATCAGTGTTGGACCAGAGTATCATATTTTTTATTAATCTAGCCGTATGCGTTCTCTGGAAATCAACAACATGTAAAGCTTTTGAAAAAGCACATACTCTACCTCTAGGTTTTCTACAACCATTGCCATCAACTCTGTAATGCTTTGTTCCAGCTACACCTATATTTTTAATCATAATAAAACCTATAACCTAACCTTCTTCTTCTTCTATGCCTATTATTCCATATGAAAACCATCCCTCAAAACTTTTAGTAGTTTCTAAAAGGGATTGACTCTGAAAGTTAAACTCGTATTCAACCGTTCTTTCAAACAATTGTCTAGAACTACCATTTCCTTGATCTAGCATGTAATTTCCATTTCTACTCAAAACGTTTTCGTTCGGTAATAAATCCTTTGGTGCAGTGGGTGGTCTTATTGCGATACGCTGACCGGGAACCAATAAAGCTAACCAGTGTTCGCTACCATGTTTTTCAATAAACTGTGTTCTAAAATTTGAAAAAGTTGTGTTTTGATACTGATCCACGATTGGATTGTCGTCCGGGTATAATTGTACTGTAAATGAATATCTAGGATTAACATATTCTCCATAAACAGTATACATCACTGGTGTTCCGTCATCATTAAGAATTGGTTCATCATTTTCATCAAGCATAGGCTCTTCTGTATAAGTATGGTATCCTTCACTAACCAGTTTAGTTTCTTTTATATAAGTTATTAAATCCACTTGAGTGCTGCTACCATCTGCTACATAACTTTGTCCACTATCTAGATTTTTTATTTCTTTATCTTTACTAATATTAAATTCAGGATAAAGGTAAGCTAAGGCGAACTTATCATGCACAAATCTTCCGTTATTACAACCATTACCAGTAGTGTAAGAGAAATTTAATTTGTTTTCATCAATTTTGATATCATAAGCAAAGGGCCAATCTCCCCCAAAATTATAATCTAAGTTTGCAGATTCTATAAGAACCAAATATTCGTCTCCATTTTGAGAAATAAGCATCTCGCCATTTTCATGAAAACACCTTGAGTCTTGTCCTTTAATTTGCCAATTTTTAACACCTAAATCTTCCCAAAACCAATCTTTTCGTAAACTAGGAGATTGCTGACTATAAAGATGGCCTTGAATTTTAACCACTACTGACAAGGTATAGCTTTTTGTTATTTTAAAACCTCTCCCAAACAATGGTATGCCAACACACTCTCCTTCATCATTGCAGGCACTAGCACTAGTTCCATTAAATCTAGGTGGTGGGCTTAAAACCTCACCTCTATTATATTTTTGAAGAGATGTCCACCATGTGCGATCTACACTTTCTTCATCAGGAATAGGGCCAAGGTTTGAATCTATTCCAGCAGTTCCACCTTCTGGTTTCCAGCTGTCAATATCATAAAATAACTCATCTTCCGTGTCATACCAGTAATTAGGCCAAGAGTCTAAAAACTCTCCATTATGCTTCCATCTTAAAGAAACATATTGGCAACGATAGACATCACCCAAGTCTCCGGGTACTTGATAAACAAAGTCTGTAATTATAATATCTATCATTTGTTCATCTAGAGGATCATTGTTATAATATCCTTTTAATTGACTTGTATCTTGCGAATGAGAACAATTGGTAAGGTGGCTATATGATGTAGGGCAAGGTAAACCATTAGTAATATTAAGACTACCTATATAACTATCAATGTCTTTAAAGTTAGGTATATCCACTTCTTGCCAATTCCAAAGAGTGGGAGAATGTTTTACGGTTGCATGACATCTTAAATAATATTCTTCACCACCAATTATCTTTGTCTCATATCCGAACATGTTTTGTGGACTAAAAGAATTATTAGATTTCGACAATTCTACCTCTCCACCATAATAACCAATGTATCTAGAAGGAGGCACTGATCCTTGAGCTTCATCGTCTGGATCTGCTCGAAATGTTGTTTCATGGGATGCAGATTGTAACGTTGTTACTGTTTTTCCATCAACAACCCTAGTGATCTCGTAAGGGCCACGGCTTCTGTAATACACGCCTTCGGGATCGTAAAGTCCTATTTGTAGAGTGAAAGGCTGAAAATTAGCTGGTTTGTATTTCTCAGTATATGTAGACGTTGGGTTTCCATCTGCGTCCATCCAATCAAAAATCTGATCACCAGCAATTGTTTCCATTACAAAGTCTTTAAGAGTTGGACACAATGTAACTCTTGAATCCGCGCAATCACAAGGAACTGGTATTACTTCAGGAGAAGCAGTCGTGGTTGTAGTTGTGGTGGTAGTGGTTGTTGTGGTGGTGGTAGTTGTAGTAGTAGTTGTCGTAGTTGTAAAAACTGGCACAGATGTTGTTGTCGGTCTTTCGCATACAAATACTCTGTCTTCTATTTCATTTTCTAAATCGTCGTTAAGCGATTGACTGCAAAGATCATAAGTAGGAAACTGACCCAAAACCAGAATTTCTTCTACCAGATCTTCTTCAGAAACAGTACCATTCCCACCGTCATCATAAACTTGATGATTAACCCATTCAAAAGTTTCGGGATCACTTCTTGATGTTCTATAATATCCTATACCATTACTATCAGAAGATAATAAGTAATCTGATGGACAATCTAAACAAAGTGGAACTTTAACTTTTCTATCTTGTCGTAAAGAATCTTCATCGTATATACAATACATTTTGATGGGCAAGCCACCTTTACCAGTAAGCCCAGTAACTTTCTTTGTAAGTCCCAAAGAGTTTTTAATCTCAAGGGTAAATTGATATATTTCGATTGAAGCATCTGGGGAGCTACCGGGAGGACTTCCCTCTGGTGGAGGATTTGGAGCATAAAAAGTTGCATTTTCTACAGCGCATGGGCTTGGGGTATCTGGCCCTAGTTTTTCTTCATAATCCAATGCGCCAAACAATGAAGCCCAATATTTATCGTATTGATACCCATAAAACGAATCCGTGTCTGCTGATTTTTTAATTAAAGTTAGTTCTATTTCATTTGAATATCTTCCATGATTTGTAGGACAAATTGTAATAGGGCTACTTTCTGGTTTCAAGCCTTTACCGCCAGCATCTGCGGGCCAACGAATGGGCAGTTTATTCCAAGGAGAGCGAGCCAAGTACTCAGAATCAGTGATGGGCCTATAAACAAAACACCCATGCTTACCCTCTTCTTTTGATGGTTCTATTACAACAAGCTGATGACCTTGAATATAACTCATCATAGTCTCTTCGTCTAATACGGTATTAGGATCATCTACAAGTTCTGTAGGTATTGACCATTCTCCTAGATTGTAGGACATTTTTTTAATTGAGGGTTGATCATCATATATGCAAACTCCCTCTTTGTACAAACTCCAGTTGCCACCGCCTCTTTTCACTAAACCTCTGGGCTTGTATTGCAAAAATGAAGGTAATAATGAGTACAAGGTTCTGCAATCATCTGAACATCCTAAAGACATATTTCCAACATCGGGGAATTTTTCTGGAAAGGTCCAAATCCAAACCCTATGTTTTGCTGAACAAATATTATCATTAGTAATAACTTGAAACTCAATAAAATAATTTTCATACCCTGCGGTTGGAATATATACAGCTCCGTCAGGTAAAGTTCCTGCAACAGAGCCAGAAGAACTTTCAACAACATAGGAAGTAGAAGAATTTTTTAAGTTTCCTACGTCTAAATTGCTTAAATCTAGGATTATTTTTTGATCACTACTTCTTGATCCCAAATCAACTTTTATTTTAGGATCTATTGGAACAAAATTAAAGACACCAAGTTGCCCAGTTAACTTAGGGGTGGAACTATAATCTCTCCAAGATGGTGAAGCCGATTGCATCCTTGGAAGAACTGTGTATTGATATCGACCGGGGGTTGTTATTTTGTGCGAGTAATAGCCATCATCAAAAAATCTGCCACCCTTACTATGATTAACATCAATGTCTATACCACCGTTGTCTGAACATTTATATTCATGATATGGGTGAGCTGCTACCGGAGTTATATACAGCTCCGAAGCGTATAGCGGAGAGAGTGTTGAACTTTCATTTGTGAGTTTAAAAGAAAGAGTTGAACCTTCTCCTTTATACCAAAAATTAAGATCTGGGTTGTAATCTTCATAAAACTCTACACCCGTATCGTCAACTCCGTTAACCATGAAGCTTCCGTTTTCAGTAATTATAAAATTTAAACCTACAATTGGATCAACTGTGGTTTCATTTTTGTCAGAATAAAACTTTTTATTTTTAACTTGAGCATATATTATATACGGTCCAGCGTAAGTATTCTCAATAACTATTTTGTCTGAAGTTTGATGTTTTCGTGGATCTATTATTATAGATTTTAAAGTACTAGGATTGTAACCTAAACTTGGAACGTATCCAGTTGAACCTTCTAGAACTGCTACATAAAGAATTTTTATTTCTGTAAGCTCATCTAACTCTTGTTCCCAGAATTCAGAAGACCATCCAGTTGCATTGCTTAAAGCAAGAGAAAATTCTATACGACCTTGCCTTCCAACAGGATTAACAAACTTTGGGCGGGCTGGTCTTCGGTGAGGAGGGGCTTTTGCAAATAAGTCTCTTGGACTACTTAGAAAAACATGCGTGTCAGAATCAGCAGCAGTAGAATATGCAGTAATTAATATTTGTTCATTAGGCTCAAAAATAAAAACACTGTCTATAATTGCTTCATCATTTTCGTCTAATACAAATCCATAAACATCACGATTCAGCTCTCTCTGTTTTTGCGCAACGATTGCGGGCGTAGCCCAAAAACTTTGACTAGTATGAAACTCCATGTTTTCGCCAGATCCTCTTACTTTAGATATAGTAAAACGGAAGAATTTGCTATTATCTGGATCTGCATGATTTAATTTAATTTTAGCTGATTTGAAATTTCTAAAATTAAATACTACAGCTGGTGCTGCTAAAAACTGTTTTTCACGAGTTAAACCAGTGCCAGTGCCAAAAGGAGCGTCAATATTACACTCATTATCTTGAGCGAAAATTGTTTCGACTACTGACTTGCTGCTGTATTCTAAATCGTCACTTTCAACATAGGCAGACAATCTGACCGTGTGTCTACCAAGCGTGCGTATTTCAAAAGTTGTTAAATACTTAGCAGTAGTATACTGAGGGTCATATTCGCCATAATTAAGTATAGACGTTTGAACATTCCCGTCTGGTTCTGTAAGGTAAACTTTATAGCCTCTAGTTCTACTTTCAGCAGACCCCAAATCAAAATCTTCAATATTAAGAGATTCTTCAAATGTAATCGTAGCCTGACAGTCAGAAATACCAATGCCAAGTTTTCTTGGAGGTAAAAGCTCTGGAGTTGTAGGAAAATCGTTGTAATATGTGGTACAAGTAGGATCTCCTATAACTCCTTCTGGACTTACAGCAAAAACACAGAAACAGAAAGCGCCAGTAACGTTTTGATGTTCTGGCCTTGGTTGTAATTCTATACGAGGAGTGTTAGTAAAAAACTGATAGTCGTAACTTGCTTCTAGTATTGAGGGGCAAGAATTTGGATTGCCATTACTATCCGTTGGAGTGTCATCTCCTTCTTTAGCGCCGGGGATAAAATTACAAGTTATTATAAAACCACCATCTTTATAATTAGGAGTATAAGGCGGTGGCAAAGGCCAATCATCATCTGGTTGAGATGGAGGTCCACTGGTAGTAGTAGCAATAGTAGTATTAGTCGGAGGCGTGGGCGTAAAACTTAAAATTATAGGCCCATTAGTTGGAGGGTTAGGATCGGGATATGGAACACTTCCAGTTGGTGGAGCAGGGCCGCAATTTATGATTCCACCCTGTGGTCCTTCTGGCCTTTCTTCAGGAGGAAAATCTTTAGGAGAAACACTTGTATTAAATCCATCAGGATAATAATAAAACATACAACAACCAACGACATAATCTAAATCTGGATCAAAAGAATCAACAGGAAAACCACAACCAATAGTAAAACCATTTTCTTCTTTATTAATTCTATCTTCTGGAATTGGTATGCAAACGGTAGGTATGTCGCTAGTACCTTCACAGTTTGTAAACAAAATAACACCTATAGCATCTTGATCCCAAATTCCGTCAAAGTTTATTGCTATGCTTGAAGTAGGTGATGCTATATTATTTTCCCAAGAGTGCGAACTGTAAGATGGTACACCGTTATATATTGAAGAAGGTTCACAGAATGCTATTTCTTCTCCTGATCCAGATTCTCCATAAGATAAATATCCAAGACGACTTTTACTAAACACATTCCAAACTTTTATTAACATTTGAGTAGTAATATCACCAGATATATTGATTTGACAATTAAAAATTCTAAAAGTATTTCTTTCTCCACTAGAAACTTGGAAATTAAATGCATGAGAACCAATTTCTATATAGACTTCTCTAGCGTGTTCTACATCGTCTACATCAAATAACAATTCTATAAATCCACATAAACCATCATTCCCATCTCTAACAGTTAGGTTTTTAAGATAAGGTGTTGTATTTTCTACTTCAAATCTAGGGTCAGTAATCAAACATTCTGTTTCTTTTTCTTTAAATACTGGAACTCCATTGTTCATAATGCCACATTGAATTATTACCGTATCTCCAGATTTTATTATACCGCCACTAAGATCTATTGTTGGATATTGACTAGGAGCTGGTATTGGATCACTCCACAAGCCTTCGTCATTAACTTTAAATCTTAACACACAATCAATGTCTGACTTGTTAAGTTCAATATTTATATTCATTAATGTAGGATCGTAGGTGGCTAATATTATTTCAGGAATAAGATCGAGATCTACTACAGGCACTCTCGCAACATCTCCACTTACAAAAACGGTATTATCATTTTCACTAGTGATTGCTATCCTAAAGTCATAAGTATCATAAGGTAATCTGAAACTTTTAAAAGTTTTATACCTATCTGATAAAACGTAGGAAGACATGGAAAATTGTGTTTCACTAGCTTTCTTGTATTCTATATAATAATAAGTTTTAATAGCATCTTGATTTGGTGGGTTCCATATGAGAGTCACTTCGTTATCGCAAACTTGTGCATATTCTATTTTTAAAGGTGTAGCCTTTGCGTCAACATCGTATAGTCTAGGGCTGTCTTTTAAGTATTTTAAAATTATTTTACCATTACCACCAGAGCCTGCGTTAGAAGATTTTAATACGTCTAGTTCGGAGTTGCCAGCGCCACCAGAGCCAGTGTTGGCTTCTCCGTTAACAGACAGATAGGAACCTCCTCCACCTTGACCGCCGCTTCCAGTTTGCGCTATGCCACTACCACCTCCAGCTCCACCAGCCGCATAATACCTAGCGTCATAGGGGTTTAAATCAATAAATATTCCATCGCCACCATTGCCGCCCTTCCAAGTACTTTCCGTTAAAGTGTCTGAACCCTTAGTGCCAGCACCTCCACCGCCACCGCCTCCAGACAAAACGCCATCAGTAGAAACGCCACCATTATTAACAAAAGTGTTTAATTGTTGGTAATCGTAGTCTCCAGTTGTAGACCTTTGGGAGTCAGCGCCAGCTCCACCGTGAGATCCAATATTTTCAAAATAATTAGGGCCATAATCTTGAGCATCAGAAGGAGATCCTATATCTAAGTAAGTGCCACCAAAACCTCCACCGTTTGCATAATTAAAATTAAAGGAAGATCTCTCACCGTTGACCCCCGCGCCTCCACCGTGACCAATACTCACTAAATGATTTCCTGTGCTAACAGATGTTACTCCGCTAACAACAGCTCCAGCACCACCGCCACCACTGGGACCACGCTCGTCTTGTATGCCGCCGCCTCCACCTCCACCTATTATAATATATTCAAAATCAAGACTTGGAGCTGCAAAGTCGTCTGAAGTGTAACTTAAAGACATCTCTGTAGAATTATTGAATGACAGATATTTATATTTATTATCTTCCCACGCTATAGCACCGGGGGCTATAATATTGAAGTTGCTAGTATCGGGAACATTTGGAAGGTCGTATCTTCCTTTGGTACTCTTGGCAACAACGCTTATATGTGGGTTTATACCTTGTATCATTCCGGGGTGATTTTCGCAATAAAAAAATAACTCTACACTTTGACCATACGGTACGTGTATTGTTGTTCCTGCGCCTTCTGTTCCGGGCGTTCCAAAAGTTTCTACATATCTGGTAAAAGGTACGCCACCATTATGAGTACCATCTCTTGTTTTTGAAAATAACAAACGATGTCCAGAGTTACTTGGATCAGACTGATCAAATGTATAAGTTTCTCCCTGTTGGAGTACATTGCTTAATAATGGACCAATACGACCAATCCTTGGGTCGCCATCCATTGGACTCGATGCTCCTTCATAAAGAAACTCTGTATATTCACCAGTTCCACCATCTATATAATAGAACTTATCTACCCAAAAATATTGTTGAACTTCAGTATTTCCAAAAGCTCCTGACCACGGCCCTACTTCAATTTTAAGAATCTTACCTTTAGGATATTTGACAAGATGGTAAGGGTTTGTATCTGGGGGAGCTGTTGTGCTTGTAGTGGTAGCCGTAGTAGAAGCGCTAACGGTAGTACTAATAGGGGCAGTAGTTTGTAAAGGCTCTAGAAATTCATAGTCTGGTATTCTATATCGTATATCACTTTTCCTACCCTTGCCAGTTCTAGGTACACAGGCTCCTTGTACATTGCATACAACAGAAGATGTATCGTGAATATATAAATTATCTGGCGGTAATTTTAAGGGTGGAACTTCTGGTGGAGGCTCTGTAGTAACAACTGGAACATCTTTAATATTTACCGTTCCACCATAGTTAACACCAACGGCAGAATCATAGTACAATATATCGGGAGCATCACTAGGCACTGTAAAGTATATAAAACCATATTCTGATCCAGATGCACCAAAGTACTCAACACCTTGAGAATATGGCAATAAGCCGAGATTTAAAAGAGGAGATCTATTTTTCTTTCTTGTATAAAACCTAATCGGGTTTCCTATGTTGGACTCATCTCTTAAGTCGAATATATAACTTTTACCTCTATAAAGATTTAAAGTGGGTGTAGTTATATTTCTAATATAGAATGCGTCACGATTGCCAGAACTAACATTTGCATTTTTTATAACAATATCATGTATTATACTGTCAGGATGAAAATTGAATTGAAGCAATCTTCTCAAATCCATTATTTTTTCAGGAGCAGCCCCAAAGACGCTAACTGTATTAGGCAAAGTCCAAGTGTCACCATTATTAGCAATAACAGTGATTACTGTAGGTGTTTCAACAGGCGTTGTGTCGTCAACTGGAATGGTGTTAACCGGAGTGGGTGCTTGTGTGGTAGTAACACCGGATTCAGTAGTTGTTGTATTTGCAGGCTGAGTGGTAGTAGTCGTGTTTTCAGACTGAGTAGTAGTAGTTGTTGTATTTTCAGGTTGAGTAGTAGTGGTAGTGGTAGTGGTGGCTTGAGTAGTAGGGATGGCTTGGGTAGTAGTGGTTTGAGTGGTAGTAGTATTATCCTGAGTGGTAGTAGTTTGCGTGGTTGTAGTAACACTACCAGCGACACTAATGTTCCCCTGCATACTAGAATGATTTTGACATACATACGTATACATTCCACCAGAAGAAACATTCCAAGCTTGTGTGCCAGAAGCGTAAGACCCAAAGACTAGAGTACCAGTACTACTACCCTGTCTAATTTGAAACGGGTGCGTACTAGATTGGTTAAACGTGAAGTTTACAACATCTCCAACATCAAATGTCAAGCTTGGGTCATTGCTTGCATTTAAAGCTCCACCGGAGTGGCTTCCATTAAACACAAAGTTAGAAGAACCGCTGTTAGTTATAGTTATGTTATAAGTAGCCATTTTTTAAAATCCTATAATAATCCTTACTAAAATGGAATAGATACAAATATTGGCCTATACTCCCCATTTATATTTATAGCAATAACAAAGTCATCTTTTTCTATTCTTAAGTATGGATCTCTGTTTGTAATGACTACAGCATCACCATTAACCCATGAGCCATTTGCATTTTTAATTTTTCTAGTAATTCTTCCAGTACTAGGATTTGATGGGCTTGTAGCAACATTAATCTGTCCGTCAGCAAAACCTTCCACGTATATATTGTTTAAAGTTGTGTCGAGAGAATCTAGTTCATTTTGTTGAATGGCTATTTTATTAGCATTACTTAGAGTTCTACTACTGTTCTCCGTAGCTGTATCAACAACAACGTTCCACCAAGATTCAGTAATTGTAGTTTCACCAAGTTGAATATTACCTTCTACTTTGAGATTACCTTTGGCTTCAAGAACTGTTATTCCACCTGATTTGAATGTAGCCACAGTGTTACCTTGAACATTAATGTCAAAGTCTTGATTAGAGGAGTTAGAAGAATGAGGTATATAATTTAAAGATCCGAAGTGCGGCTCAATCTCTATCTTATTAATTGAATTCGGAAAAGCTGTGCCATTGGTAAGCGTAAGGGAAGAATCTTTTAGGTAAACCTTATTACAGGTTCCATAGGTAGTTATCATATCTTTATTAATTTCTACAACATTGTCAATTAATATATTTGAACTACGACTTGATGTAAAGCTAGGATCGTCAACATCAACTCCAATAATAATATTATTGCTTCCTAAAGAACTAGCAAATCCAGCCTTGTAGCCTATACAAACATTACTCTCAACAGAACCTTGAGCATATAATCCAGCTTCAGATCCTATAAATGTATTTTTATCTCCCGTTGAAATATTTTGAAATGCCTTATAGCCCATCGTTGTATTATCATTAGATGATGCCATTGCAGATCTAGCTAAAGGAGAATCTGTTCCGAGTAATGTGTTTTTACTTCCATCCGCAAAAGCTGTAATATCAGTTATAGTTCCAGCGCCACCGGCAGTTGTAATTCCGTTCATAGCTAATTCAAAATAATTACCAGACGAATCCACAAAATTTATAACATTAGCTTGTTGATCTCTGTCTACTGGTCTAACAAATATTTTTCCATACCCCTGATCACTGTTAGCATAAGATGAGTTTTCGCATATTGACAAAGCGGCTTGAGTGTCTAATGGATTGCCAATAGTCAACATTGAATTAGGTTGATCGCCAGCGTATATGCCAAATTTATTAGTAGAAGAAGTTGTTGCTTTTATAACATTTGTTCTACTGCTTTCACCGTTGTAATACATATCTAAATTGAAATCATCAGCAGAATTATCATAAAATATATCTGCTCCATAATCCAAACAATTAGACTGAGTAAGCAATTGAAGTGCAGATTTTGTAGTTGCTGAATTTTCAGCAGTGACTCTTAGTATTGCGTCTCCAGTAGCTCTTACATTAAGTATGGTATCAGGTGTCATGTATTGACCGTTAGTAAAATCGTTTATTCCGACAGTACCATCGTTACCATGATTCATAACCATTAAAGTTCTGTTATTACCTTGCTTTTCTCCATGTATAATAAATCTGTCATATGTTTGACCCGCTTCTGGATTTAAAACACTGTTGTCAACAGAGTCTACGGCCCAATAGCTTAATGTAAACTTGCCAGTACCTACTATGTCAAAATGTTGATTAATTCTTTGAGAAGTATATTGTGAGCCTAGATATCTTATGTCATAATCTGAATTATTAACAGCGTATGGTGCAATAAATTCCACATCTTGATAGCCACTTATTTGTGGTACAATGTTACCTTCATCTCCATCTTCGTATAGTAATTTTATAGAGTCTTCATCTCCAAAACATATACTGTATGTTGGAGCGTGATCAGCATATCCAAGGCCCAAGGCAGGAGCATCAGAATTAAAATAACGATTTCTTATGAAGACTCCGACACCAGTTCTATCGTTTAACATTGCGACTGTATCTGAACTTAACACTCTATCTGTTTTAATATGACAGCCATTAGCAGTAGTTAAACTAATATTGCTATACCAACTAGATCTAGTATACGGGGTGTCTACAACTGGATGTTTAATACTATGGTCTTGAGGTCTGAATTGTAAATAATAATCTCTAGTATATCCAGCAGCAGAATCAGAAGAGTATATGTTTAACCCAGCTCCAGCTAACTCTTCATCATTTAAATATCCAACAGGAGGTTCAATATTATCATCAGGGTGATAATTTTCTTGAAGACTTCTGACACCACCACCGTCTACAGTATCTATGTATCCCTTAGAAGCTAAATATATTGTCTTATGCAAATAATGTGATTGTTCTATTGCTTCAAATTTATTAAACTTGCTTAAGCCAGTTACTTTTATATTATGAAAATTAGCACTAAGAAATGGATACTCTGCACTGCCCATCTTGCTAGACAAAGCAACTTGTGGAATTATATCTCCAGAAAGTGATACGCCTTGATTAACTGTTAGTGATCCATCAGTATATATGTAACCACCTACTGTAATATTTTCATCAACAATTAAAGATTTAGCTAAGTGAAGCCCTCCAGTTGTATCCAAGTCGCCTTCAAAATTAGCAGCGCCAGTAATATCAAAAGAGTCAGACAAACTATTATATCTAATATAATTATTGTCTCCAAAAAATACAGAGTCATTAAGGAATAAATTTTTAAACTTATAAGTAAAACTTCCAAGGTTATAAGTATAGTCTGAAGATTGATTGGTGTGTATACTACCACCCACTTGTAGAGCTGCTCCAGTATGTAAATCAGAAACAGCTATACCAACTCTTAGTCTTGTGCTATTTAAATCGCCTTGTATTAGAGGAACAAGACCTTCACCGTCTGAGTTGCTACATATATAATCTTTATCAACATTGTGAGAAGCTATAAAAAGTTTACTACTATCATCTTTATCAATGTAATATCCAGCGCCATGACCAATCGCTATATTTAGATTACCAGTTTTATTATTGTGTATACTGTAATTTCCAACACCAACATTTCCATACCCAACAGTATTAGCTGCAACAGCGTTAAAACCTAAACCAACATTATTGTGACCATGAATATTGCAATTAAGAGATTGTGAACCTAAAGCTGTGTTGGCATATCCTGAAAAGTTTTTATTTAAGCTAGAGTATCCAACAGCTGTATTATCAACGCTGGTATATCCATCTATACCTCTGCGTAAATTTTCTAGAGTAAAATCTCCAAAACGTGTTGTTCTGCTACCAGACAGTGTGTCTACATTGGTAGACTTTAAGGGCTGAAACTCTGTTAAGAGATGTAGAGAATCTATTAAATCTAATAGATTATGACGTATATCATTTGGGCTAATTGAGCCTTTAGAATTATCAACTATTTCTGCTTTTATGTTATCTACAAGATTTGGCTTAGATATAATCATTATAAGGCCTTTGAAGGTGTAAGGTGACTAGGATTATGTTAAGCTAATTTCTAGAGATCGTGTATCAAATTTAATTTGGTCTCCAGTATAAATAAATCTAGGGTTTCTGAGTTGAGCATACATTAATAGATTGCCCTCACCAAAATTAGAGCTATCTAAAATTGCTATACCAGAAACAAATCCCCAATCTCTAAATGCAGGTTCAAAGACAATTTGATTAGCATTTTTGATAAACCCATTACCTTCGTACAAAAGACTTCCACCATCTTGGACTACTCCAGATGAAACACCCTGTCTAGGAGAATAAAAGCTAACCCCTGAGTATTCATCTTCAAACTTAAAAATATAATTTTGATCGTTATTATCTAGTAACTTAGCTAAATTTTTAGCTGTAGTTGTTTGTTCAGCATCAGAATCGTTTGCTGGAAACAGTGGATAGTAGTAGCCACTACCAACACTTTCTGTAAATACATTACTATCGCCTTCAGCAAGTCCAACGGGAGATGATTCTGGAAGATATACTTGATAGGTAGTATTGTCATCTCTTCCAACAGCAAACCATCGGCTGTCTCCAACCTCAGATGGATTTTGCAAGCTCTGTCTTCCGTAATTAGTCGTGAAAGAAGATTCTCCGACAGTGACAGACGCAGGGATTTCAGGTATTGTAGATCCAGATTGATTGTCTTTAGCAACATCAGACGTTAGTGCAATACTTATATTACTTGGTTTAGAGAAATTAGATTCTCTGAATATATGATTCAATATCTTTGTCTCAAGATAATCCGAAATAGCAGCCATATTTTTTCTCCCGTATATGTCCTACGTAGGTGGGGGTTTCTATTGATATATACACAAAAAGCTGCCTCCGGTAACGAAGGCAGCTCAAATGTGCAGACATTATAGTTAATAGAACTAGAATGATCCAAGAATGATTCTTCTATTATCTAGAACGCCAAAGCCAAGCTCTGACCAGCCATAATAGCCAGCTCTCTGCTGACGGTGCAACGTAGGATCTTCGTAGACCTGAAGCTGCTCCTTGACGGGCATTACAAAGCTGTCGTTGCTGGACTGATCCAGACCTACAACAAGCTCAACGTCATTAGCGGCATGTCCACCACCAGATTGGGCGACATTTCCACTAAGATCAGAAGTGAAGAACGACTGATACTCTTGGCCTTCGCCAAGCTCATCAAGATCGTGAAGATTAACACCAAAGATGCGTGTGATAGGCGCACCATCTTCAGATGACGTATAAATTTCACGACGAGTTACTTCATCTACTTGATCGAGACCCCAGTTACGAACGTCTTCCAGAGCTTCTGGAGAAACATACATATCTGTAAGTCTTCCTCTACCAACAGAGGCGCTATTACCACCGGAATTACGGCGCATAACAGTCTGCATAAGGGAAACAAGTCTCTTACTGAAGAGACCGGCTGTTGCATCGCCATCATAAACGAGAATGTTACGGTCAACACCAGCTGCGAGGAGCGTGTGCCATCCGTCATCATTCATCTTCTTTACGAAGCCAGCTTCCATGACTTGCATGGCGCGACCAACAACATCCCAACGTGCTTCTTTAGCATATCGTAGAAGATAATCTACAGATGATGCAATGTTGTACGTTGGAATCATGACGTAATCGCTTTCAACCGCACGTTCTGGAATTCTACCATGACCGGGATTGGTATAAGCGACATGTTCGCCTTCTAGACCGGGACTAATAAGGTCGAGTGGAAACTCTGTAGTAGAGCCAGCTTCGACATTGATAGTCTCGAAAATATTTCCGAGGATGTTGCCAACAAGGACACCCTTACGGAGTGGAAGCTCAAGAGCTTTTGCAAACTCTCTTTGTGCAGCTTGCGCTACGTTTACATCTGCATCCCCTGATTTACGGAGGAGACTGATGAATTCATCACTAGGTCTTTCATTAATAGGCATATTGTTTTTCTCCTTTAGTATGTTATTCAGGGTAGGTTAACTTCGACTTTGGCATAACCGTCAGCGTCTTCTGCTGAAAGGAAAGCACCAATTACATTAGTACCACTAGTGGCGATGTTGCCAGCCGTGGTTTCGCACTGGTAAGCAGGGTCGCCAGCGTCTACAGATGCAAGATCTGTAATATTATTAGTTACAACGTAACCCTTGCGGAGTACAGTAACTTTACCACCCTTTTGTACTTCATCCTTATATTGATTAAGATGAGTACGAGTAAGGTCTTTATCAACTACATCATTCAACAAGATGCCAAGCACCTTTGCCGAACTAGAGGCTGATTTTGCGCAAAGATTTGCGCCCTGATCCATAGCTGCTCCAGTGCCACCAGCACCAGTGTGACATACAACACAACCGCGAGTAGTCGCAGCAGCATTATAGAAAAAGCTAATGTCAGTTTGAAGTTCATATCTATCTGATTTTAGAGCCATGTTTGTATCTCCTTTAAATTACTTACTGAGTACGTTGTTTTCGAGCCATTCAGCGACACTCGCTCTAGTGGCTTCTAGTTCTTCATTTTCATCAGAAGCGTCTACCAGAGTTGCCTCAGTGGTTTCTACTTCTTCAAGAGCTTCTTCAGCAGCTACTTCAGCTTCAGCTTCTTCAGCTTCTTCTGCTTTAACTGGTGGTTTAGCCTTGGCTTTTTTCTCGTCTTCTTCCGTAGGCTTTGCCTTGGCTTCGTCTTCTTCGTCCTTCTTGACTTTGCCAACTTTCTTTTCCATCTTCGTCATTGCTGAGATAATGGTATCAAAAGTAGCGTCATCAAACTCTTCGTAAGAAGCAAGTGTTTCTTCAGCTTCTTCAGCCTCAAAACCAAGATCAAGAAGTGCAGCCTTGCGAGCTTCAGTCTTCTTTTCCTTCTTCATCTTCTTAAGCTCTTCCATTCTTTCTTTAAACTCATTGTCTTTGGCTTCCAATGATTCTTGAAGTTCCGTAATGGATGCTTCTTTTTCAGCCACTGTAACTTCAAGAGCTGCAATTGCTTCATCTTTAGCTGCCAACGTTTCTTCAAGCTTGGCAACAGCTGCGCCTTGCTCTTTAGCTGAAGTAGCTTCGACTTCTTCTCGAAGTGCTACATTTTCTTCTTTAGCAGATGCTAACTCACTTTTCATTTCAGCAAGTTGCTTCTCTAAGAGATTGGTATCTGACATGTCATTATCTCCTTCAGGGAAACTAGTTAAAATTGATGTGTTAGAATTTAGAGAGAAAGCTCTGCTAGAATCAAGTATTACACTTCTTGGATTCGCTGGTTTAGATACTAAACCTTTACCAGAAAAAGAAATGTCTCTTAATGATCGTCCCAGTTTATAGCCTTCATATTCTCCAGTACCACCGTATGCTCGTAAATGCTTAGTTAAGAATGCAGAACCCTCGTTACGTTCAAGAAGTTTTGCACCACCACTTTCATCTAACAAAGCGTAGTCAAAACCAGCAAACAAACATTCCATAGAAACAAACCATTTGCCTTCTTCTATTTCAGCAATAATTTGATTCATGCGCTGTCTGTTTTCTGGATCTGTCCAGCTATTATATAACACAGCCTCGGTGATAATGTCGAAATCATCCGGCTGAGTATCATCGTCTACCACGCTGCCGTTTTTATCAACAACGTAACTTCCTGTAATATGCCCAATAATATCGTTCTCATTGTGCATAAAATTGAATTGTTTATCTTCTGGCGTGTTCCTTGCATTCCAAGTTGCTTGAGTCTGAAACACATCATCATTTTTATTCCAACCTGTTGAAACCAATACTGATTTCAAGTAAAATAAATCTATTTGTTTTGGGTTCCCACTATCTGCCTTAACTTTATTAGCAAAAGCTAGAGATTCATCGTTAGCGGTATCGCAAATAGTAGCGGGCATACAATAAGCTATACTGGCGCTAGATTGCACCAGTTCTGCAATATCGTCTTTGATTTCTTGTTTATATATTTTCATACGTTGCCCTCGTAAACATTATACACAAAATATTAAAAAAAATGTGTATTAGCCGGTTTTAATATCTACGATCAATCCTATAACGTATGTTCTGTAGTCGTCTATGCTCATATTGTCAAGATTAATATTATTTTCAAACATAATCTTTTTAAACTCTTTATCTGTTTTTACGCCAGATTTAAGCTTTTTAAATATGGTCGTGGGGTTAACACTTTCATGAGTGTCAAAATTAGTGAACACATCTAGCTTAATTAATTCTAGGTCTTTAACTTGAGCTTTTGTTAGCTGTCTTAAGTTTTTCTTATTGTGAGAATTTAGGAAAGCATTATTTACGGTATCAGAAATTTTGGACCATGAATTTTCTGCCCACACCAAAGTTTCAGCAAGTCCCGGTTGTGTTTTTGGTTTTTCAACACGTTTCTTTCTTGGTCCATTATCCAGACTATTTGGTGGTCTGCCATCATCTTTAATATCTGTATTGGTGTTACGTTTAACAGATTTTTGTTTTTCTTTTTCTTGCTTTAAATTAATCTGTCCTTGCTTATCCATTTTCTCTATATCTTGATCATGGTTAGGATTATGATAAGGACTTGCCTTTGGAGGACCAGCTTCGTCTCTCTTAGAAAGCTCTCTTTTAATTCTAATGTTTTCTATCTGAGGTATTTCCTTGAATCTCTCAAGTAATGTTTCATGACTAATGATATCTCTGTCAGCAAGTTGTATAAGGAGATTCTTTTCAGCAGCTTCATCAGAAAGAGTCATTTGATCAAATTGTATATGAGCCTTATATCTAAAGCCCATAGACTTTCGTACAATTTCTAATTCTTTTTCCCAAAACTTAGTAAGCAAGTCTCTTCCGTACTGAAGTCTTTCTAGTAATGTTTTAAGTGATATAAAGTTGTTTGTAAACCCACCACCATTGCTAGCCATACCAGTAAGCGTTGGCGGCACACCAAGGCCAGCGTAGATGCTATTCAATACGGAAGTATATTTCTCGGAACCTAAGAATTTATATACTTCACTACTAGATTCTTGAAACGAAAGTTCTGGCCCCCAGACTAGTTCCATAGTGCCACCGCCAACGTTACTGGATAGAATGTCTCGTAATTTATTAATGGCTGCTTTATTAGGTAGTATCTTATGATCCAAATTACCTAAAGTCCATAATCTAATATTTGATATAGCTCCATCTAATGCGGACATGTCAGCGAGTCTCATCTTTTCAAGCATGACAATATCATCTAATATAGCATATATCATTGGGTTAGCCCACTGCTTCCAATCATCTTTTTTATAATAAGATATTGTAAGACGTTCTGGGTCTAGTGGTATATCTTTTTGTCCTTTTAATATAGCTTGCTTTACGTTTACAGGTAAAGTTTCGATCACATGATTAGGAAGATCTCCAGATCTAAATTTGTCGAAAAATGAATTGGTAGTTATTGTATAGTTTTGCCTACCCATAAATAAAGACAGTTGGCCTTCCTTCATCTTTACAGTAAGAGGGTTGAAGAAATTGTATCGCCAAGGTATTTGGTTTTCTGGTGCAGAAGGAACTTCAACCTTAATGTCAGAAGACAGGGCTTTCATATAGCTCCTTAACTGAGGAGTTATATTTGCATAACTTCTATAAATAATTACATTTCCAGTTTTATAAAGATTGTTAAGAAATCTTTCTGATCTTTCTTTACCATTTATGTTTTTAAACCATTGTTGATAAAATTTCTCAACGCTTCTATCTTTATGTACAATTTGAATGCCTTGACTACCAAAGTCTCCCATGAGATCAATAATATTACGAATGATGCCAACTTTGTCGTATGCATCCATGCACATTTTAATTATTCTTCTTTGCTGATTAGGCACAGCTTCGTCGGGCCTGAACGCATAATAGTCCTTAGAAGTAAATCCCGGCTTAACAGATCGGTTAGGTTCAATGTCAATAAAATGTCTGTAGTGATTGCCTTGACTTTTGTTTAGACCACTATAAGCCTGAACATTGTCAGAGAATTGAGACATAGCTTTAGCTTTGCCTTCGTCATCACCTTCTTGCCAAGTTATCATATCTTCTTCACTCATTTTTACCTCAATCGGAATGTAATTGGATTGTATATGTATTAATACACATCTTTCATAGAATCTGCAAACCAACTTGGACCAGTATACATATTTTCATCTTTTTCTTTTGGTTTGTGTCCTCCAGTTGCAAAGCCTCCATAAAATTCATAATCTGCTTGCGTTGGAGTTCTCTGTAATATTCTAGCAGCCATATTAGCCATTAACAATGCTGAATATCTATCTTTTCTCATTTTACTCTTTTTACCAGTTCCCACAACAACTTCAGGTGTATCCCATCTGTCACGACCAGAAGCCGTTTGGGTCATTTGTATCATAGACAATTCATCTTTTAATTCTTCTATATCTAATACGCATTCTTCTAAAGTATCAAACATTCTATTTTTTGTTTCGTCTTGGTGTTGAGATATATCTAGACTTACAGGATCAAAGAATGGGAATAATAAAACTTTATCCTCAAAGTCTTTTCTCATACCATGATTCGATTCAGCTAGCCAATCATATTTGGCAAATTGACACATTTCTAGAATATGCAACCCACGTTCTCCGTCTGTGTCTTTTTCTTTGTTGTCATCAATTACGGGCCATATTGCTATCTCTCCTTCCTTGATCTTATCTTTATCATGCAAAGATTCCATAACAGCAACGCCACCACCTTGAGCATCCATAGCTATGTGTAGGCATGGGTATAGTTTCATAAGATCTCTAATCTTTCTTGCACAGTAGGCGTAAAAGTCTGTTTCAGAAACATAGCCTTTCTTAACTTTTTCCTTATGTGCAGACCTAGTAGTGGTCCAGCAATGTACAATTCTTCTGTGATCTAAATTTACTTCTAATATTACTATACTAAAATTATCTACTTCTGAAGCAGGGTCAACTCCATATATATAATATTTGTCTTTACTTCCCATTAATGAGGCTTCAAAATGTATTTCATTATCATTACTATCTTTAATAGCTTTGTCATTAGAAATAACACAAGATTCTATTAGTGAACGCTTAAAGAATCCTTGACTGTCTCTGGTGAAGCAGGCTCCATACTCCATTTGGTATATGCCAGTATGAACAGTGGCTTTAGAACGTGCTACTTGGTCTGCGTCCATAAAACCTTTAGGCAATAATTCATAAGGCATACGAATAATAGAATACTGAGTCCAATCAAAATTTTCTGGTGGATCTTCTCCAAATATTTCTCTTAACCTGTTGGCCTTGCCTCTACTTTGTATAATAGATTTCCATTTTTTCCAATATGTAGCGAAGTGATTAAAATCATAATAAGCAGTACCTGATAAAATAATTTGATTATCTTTCTTGACTTCTCTTTGTTCTTCTTCAAATGACACTCCTAATTCTTCTGCTTTTTTCTGAGCAGCCACCCTCTTTACATTTTCTACTGGGTCAGCACTAACAGCTGCAAAACCAGCTACAACATTTTCAAATATCTCTCTAGGTATAGATGCAAATTCGTCAGCAATAATATCGTTAGCTCTTTGGCCTCTAATTTTTTGACCATCACCAAGAGGTAGGCAAGTTACGGTGCTTTCATTCAAACGAAGAGTACATCTATCAGTGTCTCGTCTAGGACCACTATCACCATCGCATATATCTCTAAGCATAGGTGAGTTTCGCCATATAGTTTCCATATATTCA